TATTATCAGAATAACTTGTATATGAAAATGCTGTTGAAGGAGTTGCGTTTTGTCTTAACTGTACTTCAAAATCAGAGTTAGATACAGCAGAAGCTATAAAACCTTGAGGAATAATAAGTGCGTAAGGTCTTCCTGATTTAATTTTAATAGTTCCTAAATTATAAAATGTACCCGCTGTTGTTAAAGTAACTCCCGCTAATGAAGCAGTTCCAATCGATTGAATAACTCCTTGGGGAGAATAGCCACCTTCAATCATACAAGAAGAACATACTTGTTGTAATGTTGCTGCACCTGAAATAGTTCCTGTTGTTTCTATTTCATATCTAATAGGTAAGTTTGCAGTTTGCATATAAACAGTATCTAAATCATTAGCATTATAAAATGTATGTGCTGTAATAAATTTACCATCTATTACAAACCCGACTCTGACACTTCCCATACCCAACCATTCATAATCCGTAAATAAGATAGTAGCTTTGTCTACATTTAGATCATATCCAGATGCACCTGTACCATCGAGTTTATCACCATTCCATTCTGATTGAGATTTTTCCGTATCGGCTGGTGATCCTGATGTATAAGTGCGTCTTACAATTTTAAGTGTTGTACCATCTGCCATAAAAAATATTCCATTATTAGCATCAAAAGTTCCCACTTTTTGTTTTAAATTTGCTTCAGGAGTTTGCATAACAAATGTATTAAATATAAATAATGATTTGCCAGGTTGGTAAGACATCACTCTTTTTGATTGTCTTATGACTTTATCACCACTCGCTGTGGTTACATTTAAATTAACTGTAGATTTATTTGATGTGTAAGTAACAGTTCCGTTATTAGTTAAATCTTCATCAAAGAGATCATTCTTTGACATTACATTTGTACTATCAAAAATAGTAAAGGGGTTAGATACTCTTAGTCTTCCAAATGCATCATAAGCGTTTGAACCATCTCCCCCACCAATAACGGTTGGTTCTATATTAACATTATTACAACTCATCGACTAAAGTACCATGCCTCTGCTTCGGATTTGTTTTCGGAGTCCACTGTATAAGTTGTGTTTAATTGTTGAATCAACGCCTCTAAAACACGAATTAATTCATTAAAGTTCTGAGCTTGATACTCAGGTGTGGGATCAGGGAATCTTTGTAGGGTTAATTTTGCCATTATCTTCTACCATCGGGTTGGATATCAAAACGCATTGTCCCTAGTCGCCAAGCGGTGCCTGTTGTGTTGGATACAATATTCGCTGTGAACTGTCTTCCTCTACCCCGTAAATCTACCTTTTCTGTTCCTGAGGTAAAGCTTGTGGATTTAGTGACTGCATTGGCATCATTCGGATAACGTAAAAATTCAAAATCTAAATTGAGTGTACCACTTTGATTTTGAACATCAGGTATTAATTTGGAGACAAAAGAGAAATCATCACCTTGTCCTATTTGAACAGCACCTGATTTTAAGTAAGCATCCATTGCTTGTCCGTCTGCGTCATTACCTTGTTCGTGTAAATAAATTTGTGTAGCACCAGCAGTTAAGCCTAAAATTGTTTCATTGTTTGCAGTAGTTCCAGATAAGTATTGTGTGCCAATAGGATTGTCATAAGTTTCTCGATCAATCCAAGAGGTACGAGCTAAAGTTCCTGTCCACCAAGTCCCTTCTTGGTAATTATAAGCAACAATTGCATTGATTTGATCCGAACCTGTTCTAGCGTAAAACCAAAGAATTTCATTAAATTCACCATTGTGTCCTGCAAATGCATTCTCGGAGGCTGTTTGATTGATATTGTTAAAGACAAATTGTTCCACGGTACATGGTAATTTTTTCACCGAACCATCAAACAAATAGAAAGAATCTTGTGACATCCAAAAGCTATTACCATTTAAATCAATACCTGCATGCTGACCAATAATTCCACAATTCTGACCAAGTTGTCTTAGACCAAAAGTAAAAGGTGGACCAATAAATTGTAAAGAGTGAAGAGAAGTATCTGTCCATACTAATGTTTGACCTCTCGAGCGTTCAGCAGCAATGATCCGTGATCCGTCGGCAATCCTTAGTGAACCTGCTGTATTCTCTGCGGTAGGAGTATAATTGTTAATATCTTCTTGATCCGAGAATCGAAGTAATAAATCATCTTGGGTACCACTCGTATTTTCGGTACCAAATAAAATTAAATGTCTGTCTGGTGAGGAAACTAAACTGAGTCGTGAAGTTGTTGGGGCATTCGCTACCGCAGTTGCTCTTGTCGCTACGCCAACAGAAGTATCCCAAATATAAGTACCACCATTTAAAACTGTTGCAATCAAGTCCTCTCCATAATTGTCCAGTGACCACTGACGAGCAGATAAAGTAACATTCGAAGAAGAGGAAGGTTCTCCCCAACCTCCTAAACCATAACCATCGGTTCCCCAACCATAAGCAGGAGTTGAGAAAGCTGGGCCAGGGTTAATTTGATATTCTGCATTGCCTGAACCACCACCGCCTGCGGTTGAACCTGTTGCAGTCGATGTATGAGTCACTGTATAAGCCGAAGTATTAACAACGGAAGTTACTTCAAACTCTTGATTCATATCAAGTCCGTCAATCGTGGAGAAAGAATCAAAAGTAACAAAGCTACCTTGTTCACAGCCATGACCTGCATCGGTGACTAAAACAGTGGCTGTACCATTCGTGGTAAAAGGATCGGTTAAAGCTTCCGTATCTCGAATAGGAGTGATGTCAGAAATAACTCCTTCTTCGTATACGTATAATTTTCGATCAGTGCCAAAGGCATCATATCTTGTACCATCTAAAGCAATCCAAGCATGTTGATCTCGTACCACACCGACAATCGTGGTTTCAACAAACTTGTCCCAACCTTTGATTTTTTGGGGAAGGCCATTAAAAAAGCGTACATTATCCGAGTCTACCCATTGTCCTTGACCCGTATAATCGGTAACTTCTTTATTAATGCCTGGTTTTATCGTAAAATTAGTAAGTGGCATGAAGCCAATATACTACTTATTTTTTCTGAAATAAAGAACCAACATGACCTTTAAAAGCTCTATTTCCAAAGTGAGTCAAAGGCATGGCTATATCTGCCCATATCTCTCCACCACACTCTAGCCATAATCGAGAGAAATAATAATCTTCGGAGAGATATCTTTTCTTCCCTGGACTTGTTTCGTAGATACCGGCACAGAATAAGTCATAACAATTATCAGATTTAAAAGACTTGCCATTAATAATTTGATCAGATTCATATTTACGTTCAGGGAACTTTTTCATCATGGTACGAAAGACTTCTCTTTTAACGAGCATCATCCCTGTCGCTGCTTCCTGTACCCTACAAAAACCATTTTCCATTTTAACATTCATGGGATCATCAAAATTAAGATTATATCCTAGAGATTTAACTTCTAATTCTTCAGGAGTCGCATTAGGATTATCTTTTAATATTTTAGGTATTTTTTCAAAATGAACATGTTTTCTTGGGTAAATACCACAAACCACATCTTTATCAAAACAAAGCATGCGTTGTATATTTTCAGCTTGAAAGCCAATATCGGAATCAATAAACAACAAGTGCGTGGCTACATAATCGGTGGCATCCATCATCATAGAAACAACGGTGTTACGAGCACGAGTAATTAAACTTTCATTACCCATGGATTGCATACGCATTCCTACCTCTTTGGCCATGGACCATTGTTGTAATTGTAATAATCCGTGCATGGTATTCTCGGTGAGCATTCCTCCATACATAGGCATTCCTAAAAATATTTTAAAATTTTTATCTTTTAGTTCTTCTGGTTTGATCATTTATATCTCCTTCTCAAAGAAACTTATAATTTCTTGGGGTATTTTATTACTAATATATTGTATTTGTTTAGGGGTCAATTTGGTTGTTTTATTTTCAAGATATTTCTTTTTTCTTTCATCAAAATCTTTATCTGTTAAACCAACACGATAATCGACTGCATTGTTAAATAATGTCCATTGAGGGGACTTTTTTTGTAACTGAAGTTTTGATTCAATGTTTGATAAAACTTCAATAGCTCCGGGTTGAGCACACATCTTTCTTTGATTCATGATAATATAATTTGATCGATGAATAAATTTCATCCACTCTCTGTGAAATTCAATCCATTTTTCAATAGCCATTGGAATACTAAATTTATATAAAGCATTTTCCCACAAAAGTTCTTCATCATGATAATCAGGATATTTAGCTAAACCCCAACGATTGATAAAATCTACATCATTCCTAATAATGCTTTCCACCCACATTAAAGGTGTTTTATAGCAAAATACTAAAGGAGTGCTGTGACTTAAATTTGCAGTAGCTTGTTCTGCATCTGGAGAATGTTTCCAAGACCAATGACCAAAGTCATTAATATTTCCCCATTTACTATGAAAGTTTTTTAGAATTAATTCTTTTGCAAAGTTAGTGCAGGTTCTTTGAATACCAAATGTGTAAAATATCATTAAAGTTTCAAGCCTATTGTCTCTCTTTGATCAAATTTAAATTCTTTGTAAGGTCCTTCTTGATCTACATAATGTAAAAAAACAGTGATGAAATGGTCGTGAGTACACATTTCCCTCCAATGAATTTTATCCATTCCTTTAAATATTACAGCATTATTAGGAATCATGGGAAATTTATAGTCTATTCTATATCTTTTGTATTCACCCTCCTTGTTATAATATTTATAATCTGATTTTTCATCTTCTTCTCCAACAAATATTTCATAAGGTTTATCTACGGGATCTGCACCTAGACATAAGGCCACCGTGTATTCACACGACTGCCTATCTGTGTGTATTTTTAAATCCGAACCTTTATCATAAATTCTAAAAAAAGAATAGGTAGGCCACAATTTTTTACCAACATTTTGCTCAACTACAGGAGTGCTCATATCCATCAAAGTTTCCATTAAATAATCGCTATGCTCAAATACTAAAGAACTTGTTTGAGAATCAATTTTAAATTTATTTTGATTTATAGATTTAAAAATTGAGTAAGAATAACTTAGATTAAGAATATCTTTTGGTAAAAATTCTTTTATAAAAATTGGTTTCATTATATTACCCATCCTATTAAAGCGTATCGTGTGCCTTTAGTTACTTTATTTACTTGATGAGGAAACATAAAATTAGAAGGAAAAATAACTGCATCTCCTACATTTTGTGGTACGTTATAGTGTCCTGACGGAAGGTCAAAAACAAACTCTCCTCCTTCATACTCATTATTTAAACAAATAGAAATAGATAAATGTCTTTCTGAACATTTGTAACCAAAGTCTTTATGAAAATTATAACCTGCTTTATGTTCATTAGCATCATATCTAAGAATGTCTAATTGAGATATTTTATCAATATGTATGTTGTGTTTATTTTTGTAGTGATCTACACAATGAAATATTTTTTCTTTCACTGCGTTTAAACAAATTTTTTGCCCGAAAGATTTAGTGTCAAACAAAGATCGAGTTAAACAATTTCTAATATTTTTATTTACACTATTTCCAACAGTTGCAGCATCATCATAGTTATTATCAAAATATAAAATAATTTTTTTACAGAGTTCTTGAGGAATTATTTTTTTTATCTCTAAAATATATTCTTTCATTTAATTATACACAGAAAACTTAGTAAGTAATACTGTGTGCAGTCAGATAATTTGCTCTGGCTGTGTCAGCTACACTTGTAGCTTGTGTGTTGTTAGCAACAAAAATATCAACATCAGGATCTGGATTAGGATTAGAGGCAGACCAAGTCGCTTGTTGTTCTGCAACATTTGCATCGTAGCTAGTTTTCCAAACATCTTGAGCTTCACATCTAATAACTACATTAGTTGCCCACTGAGGAAGAGAGGATAAAGATTCATTTTCTCTATTATCTGTGTATTCTAACTCACCTGTATTTGTAGTAGCGTTCCACTGTAATGCATGAACATTAGCATCAATTTCAGTATGGGAGCGAATGTTAAAGTAAGACTTATTATCAATCATGACATCTGATTCTGTATTGCCTGTGCCAAATCTTGGACCATCATTTTGATTGTTTGGATTTAAATCAGCATCAAAAATTATGGTTATTCTTTGATTTGCAGTTGTATTATTTACTGTCGTTGCCATCTTTTTTTCCTTTCTTAACTTTTATCTTATTGTTACTCAATTGTCTAATAGTTTTATTTTCAAGTTTTTCATCTTTAGTTTCTATAGCTTTTTGATGATTGCCTATCATTTCAAATATAGTAGCCGCATTCATTGCTAAATTTTTAGCTGAATCGTTCTCTTGCAACAACTTATTCATAGCATTTTGTGACTTTACCATTTCATTTCTAAAAGATTCTGTGGCTGCTTGTACCCCTACTGTTTGTCTTCCATTTTCCACTAAAAGTAAAGGAATCCAAGCAATAGAACATCCCCATTCTTGGACATTAGCTCCCGATTGTGGGTGAGTTCCTTGAAGCATATTATACCAAATACATTGATGTTTTATACACTTCTTATTAAGTAAAGGACATTTACCATCTGGGTCAAATATTGGCATTAATAATAACTCCCATTTTTTTTGTTAATTACTTCAAAGTTTCCTGACAAAGAGATTCTTTCAACATTACTTTTATACGGATAAACAGAATGTCTTAGACTAGATGAAAAAACTAACATCATATTTTCTTCTGGAAAAACTGATTTATTACTAACTGCCCATGTTAAATTTTCACCAAATTGTAGCAAAATATTACCTGGCCCTTCAGATCGACCAACATATCTTTCATTTTCTTCTTTTAATTCTTTAGGCACTTTTAAGTATAAGACGAAAGATAAATCTCCGGAGTGAATGTGTGGGGGATTAAAATCACCAGGACCCATTATATTAATCCACAGCGAATTTAATTTATATTGAGGTATATCTTGAATATTATCTTCTTGTTCAAATATTAAATTTTGAGAAAACCTATAATCACTTAAAATTTCTGTCATGTTTCTTGAAAAATAATTAATATCCTCCTCTGTATATCTATATTGACCAAATTGATCTTTCTGTTCAATAATTCCTGCTAATTCTTCTTGATGTGAAATTTTTGTGCTTAAACCTCTATTTAACATTTCTTTGCAAAATTCATTATTTAATTTATATCGTTTTACCATTGGTCCAAAATGATAAATTTTAATATTACTTTTATCTAGTACACTCATTTAATCAAAGACTCCTACCGAAACAACAATTCTTGGTTCTAAAGGAATGGCTGCATGAACAACACTTTTTGGTACCAATAAAAAATCACCAGGATTTAACAAAAAAGAAGTGTGTGATCTTTCCTCATAAATATTATATATAACGGAACCAAACACATTAAATAAAAACACTGATTCTTTATCAGCGTGATTAATTGATATACCCGACTTAGTCAAAGATGAAAATATGCAAGCATCAATAGTTTGAAATCCTTTATTTTCTAATAATGAAGAAACTAAATTACA